GTTATAATAGGTTAGAATGGAAATTTAAGGTTTTAGGAAATCCGAGATATTTTTTGCTGAGGCGGGATTCATGAGCCATACGCCTGGCTATCAGAAGACAGTTTAAAAGCTGTCTTTTTTTTTATTTTTTTTTTTTTGAGAAATGAGGGGAAACAAGTATGAAATTGACAGAAAAGCAGAAACGCTTTGCAGACCACTACATCGAAACGGGAAATGCAACAGAATCGGCAGTAAAAGCGGGATATAGTAAGAAGACAGCGGCAGTAATAGCAGCAGAAAACTTAATAAAACCTAATATAAAAACCTACATCGACGGGAAACTGAAGGCACTGGAGAGCGAAAGAACTGCATCTGCCAAGGAAGTACTTGAAATGTTGACCTCGTCGATGCGGGGCGAACTTAAGGAGGAAGTAGTCGTCGTGGAAGGCACGGGGGACGGATGCAGTGACGCAAGGATTGTTGAAAAACAGATAGGACTTAAGGACAGGATAAAAGCGGCCGAACTGCTGGGTAAAAGATACAGGCTGTTTACTGACAAAGTCGAGGTTGAAGGAGTACTGCCTGTTATGATAGTAGGTGAGGACGAGCTTGAAGAGTAGGAAGGTCAGACTGCCTGACATAGTCGGAAAAGGGTATAAGGATTTTTGGAATTTCAAGGGCAGATATAAAGTTGTGAAAGGGTCAAGGGCAAGTAAGAAAAGCAAGACCATAGCACTGTGGATAATCTACAGCATGATGAAGTACAGGGGTGCAAATACCCTTGTTGTGCGTAAAGTGTACAGAACGCTTAAAGACAGTTGCTATTCAGATTTAAGATGGGCAATTAACAGGCTGGGCGTACTTGAATACTGGGAATTTAAGGAAAGTCCGCTTGAAATAACGTACATACCGACAGGACAGAAAATACTTTTCAGGGGATTTGATGATCCGCTTAAGATAACGTCAATATCTGTATCAGAAGGAGTATTATGTTGGTGCTGGTGTGAAGAGGCATATGAGATAAACAGGGAACAGGATTTCAATATGCTGGATGAAAGTATCAGGGGTATTGTGGAGCCACCTCTATTCAAGCAGTTTATAATCAGCTTCAATCCCTGGAACGAACGGCACTGGCTTAAGAAGAGATTTTTTGATGTCGAGGATGAAAACATAATGGCAAAGACAACGAACTACATGTGTAATGAATGGCTTGACGAAAGCGATAAAAAGCTGTTTGAGGACATGAAGAAGAACAACCCTAGACGTTATCAGGTCGCAGGGCTTGGAAACTGGGGAATAGTTGAAGGGCTGGTATATGAGAACTGGGAAGAAAAGGAATTTGACTGGAGAGAAATTTTAAACAAAAGAAGAAAGGCGAAGGCAGAATTTGGGTTGGATTTCGGGTATACCAACGACCCTGCTGCTTTTTTTTGTGGGGTAGTGGATATGGAACAAAAAGAAATTTATGTTTTTGACGAAATATACCAGAAAGGAATGCAGAACACAGCTATTTATAATAATATAGAAAAACTAGGATTCAGGAAGGAAATTATAACTGCCGACAGTGCAGAACCAAAGAGTATAGAACAATTAAGAGGTTTAGGTCTTCATAGAATAAAAGCATCTAAAAAAGGAAAAGACAGTATTAACGCAGGGATACAGTTTATCCAGGATTTTAAAATTTTTATCCATCCGAGATGCGTAAATTTTTTAACAGAGATTTCCAACTATGCCTGGGACAAGGATAAATTCGGAGAGGCAATCAATAAACCGATAGATGAATTTAACCATCTCATGGACGCCATGAGATATGCACTGGAGGACTATATGAGAAACAATCGTATGACCACGATTAATAAAAATATACTGGGGGTGAGATAGGTATGCAATTAACAGTGCTGGAAAAAGCATTATGGGACTTTTTAGTGAACAGATTGACGAGATTGCAGAAACTGGAAGATTATTATACAGGGAAACACAAAATACTGGAAAAACAGGACAGGCTTAAGGAAAAACAGGACAGTAAGCTTATTCACAATTTCCCAAGCTATATAACCACAATAGCAACGGCATATTTTATTGGAAAAAGTATAAACTATAAGCTGTTAAAGGAAAATCTAATCAATGAATATGAGATGGTCGGAAAATATTTGGCTACGGAAGAGGAGCAGCAATGCAACTTTGAACATGCGGAAAACTGTTCGATTTTCGGATGTTCATACGAATTATGGTATAAAAATATAGACAATACAATAAACTTTAAAGTATTGGATCCTCGAGATGTATTTGTCATAAGGGATAATACGATAGATAAAAACATTAAATATGCAGTCCGTTGGAGCAGAGAGAAAAACGAAAATAACGAGTATGTATATACTTTGGAGATTTACGACGAAAAAACTGTGACTGCCAGCACATTCACTTCCGTGATGGATTATAAAGGGATTGTGTTGACACCTCAGGTACAGGGAGAAACCAGACTGCATGGATTTAACAGGGTGCCGCTTATTGAATTTGCTAACAACAAGCGGAAACTGGGAGATTTTGAAAAAGTAATCACATTGATTGACGGATATAATGAAGCGGTGTCAACATCATTGGACGACATGAAGGACTTTACGGATGCAATCCTTGTACTAACTAACATGCAGGGAACAGATGAAGAAGATATAAAAAGTCTGAAAAAAAATAAAGTGATGCTTTTGGGAGAAAATGGAGATGCTAAATGGCTGATAAAAAATGTAAATGATACATATTCCCAGAACAATAAAAACAGGCTGAATCAGGACATACATAAATTTTCTTTTATACCAGACATGCAGGATGAACAGTTTGCAGGGAATAGTTCAGGAGTGGCACTGGGATATAAACTGTTGGCACTGGAGCAGTTATCTGCACAGAAGGAAATGTACTTTAAGAAAGCATTGAACGAGAGGCTAGGACTGATTTTAGATTATTTCAACTTGAATCTGGTACCGCTGGACATACAGAAAATATTTACAAGAAACACTCCTGAAAACTTAGTTGAGCTTTCCAACGTCATAACAAATCTACACGGAGTTGTGTCACAGGAGAGTTTAATCTCACTGTTACCTTTCATTGAAGATACTGAAGCGGAACTGAAGAAGATTGAAAAAGAAAATCAGACCGAACAGCCTCTGGAATATAAGGGGTTAGCAAATGAAGAGTAAGGAATACTGGAAGAAAAGACAGCTTGCAAGGGAAGAGCTATCATTTGAAAAAGGTACCCAAGCATATGAAGATTATGTGAAAATACTTAAGGAAAGCAACAAGGAGATAAATAATAAAATAGCACTTTTATATGCGAGATACCACGGCGAGTTAAAAAAGTTAGGTGTTGACAAAATTCAGGCCAATACATTACTCCGTGGTGCTGAATATAAACAGTGGCGGTACGATATAGAAAAATATGTAAAGGAAATCGAAAGGCTTAAAAAAACTAATCCCGTTGAATTCAGGAAACTGTCAGTTGAACTTGAAACACTGGCATACAGGAGCCGTATCAGTCGACTGGACAGCTTGAAAGCTGGTATTGATTATGAGCTCATACAGGCAGGAGAAAGAATCAATAATAAAGTGACAGATACGTTAACCGAAGTTTACAAGGACACATACACATCACTTACAGAGGATTTGCATTTTAAAAAAGGTGTAATCAGCAGCAGTGTAGTAAAGAAAGCACTGGAAAATGACTGGAGCGGAGCCAACTATTCAAGCAGGATATGGAGTAACACTGACAATCTGGCAAAAGCAATAAAAAACGAAGTGGTTATGGGTCTAAATAAAGGACTTAACTACAGGACTATGTCACAGAACATAGCTAAAAAATTTGAGACAAGTTATAAAAATGCTGAAAGACTGGTAAGAACTGAAACCAACCACATTCAGAACCAGGCAACGCTTATGGGATATATGGATGCAGGAGTTGTTAAATATCAGTTTTTGGCGGTATTGGACAGCAGGACAAGTCACACGTGTTCGGATCTTAACGGGGAAGTATTTAAAACGGAAGATGCAACGGAAGGGGAAAATTATCCGCCTATGCACCCTCACTGCAGAAGTACTACTGTCCCTTATGAATATGCTGATATTGAATCTGATACAGTTAACGAAACACCAAAGGAGGAATCGGAAGAAATCGAAAATCTGTATAAAGATTTAGTTAAACAAGAACCTTTGATAACAAATGACATAAAACGTATAATAGGCGAATCTGATGGGCATCTTGAAGGGTTAGATTTTAGAATAAAAACAAAAGATAGTTTATTTAGAAAAATTGAAAAAGAATTCTTGGAAAGAAATGGAGCCGT